GTTTTACCTCCCGATAACGATCAAGTCACCGGGACCCATCTACGTTTTAGTGCGAGTCCGTAGCGACTCGGAGAAAACTCAAGATGATCCGCTGCACTTGAGACTGTTTTGCAGCCGCAAGACAGCAGACTCTTCACCAGGGCACCATAACCCTCAAGAGGGTCAGGGCGCCTCGTCGTAACCACGGTTAAGTGTCTTTCTTCAAGACGCATTAACCAGCGGTTCCAACGACGGTCGGGAACGACCTCGCTGTGGCCGTGCCAACCAATGGCGGGACTGTCTGGAGAGACAGTAGGAAGTTTCCTTCCTAAAGTCTTTTCAACGCTATCCCTGATAGCGCCCGACACACGATGGTAACCAGCCTTTTCGAGCTGATTAGCCGTCGCGACCGCAGACAGTACCATAGAGATCTCTCCGCGACATGTCGGAAGATCACGACGGAGGTAGACAGGTGTCACCTCTGTCCCGTCGTAACAATCCGAGCCGCAAGACTCTCTGAACTTACCAGTCCAGAAAGACTTACGCCGGTTGACTTTGAAGCCTAAGGCTTCGAGGTCATCGCATATCGCAGGTGCCTCGTCTGCCGGGACGATCAAGTCGTCACCGTAGACGTACACATCCCTACTGTACTTCTGTACAGTGTGGAGTGTCGGAAAGAGCCCTGCTCTACAAACCCGTGAGGCAATGATGCTCGTAAAGAACACCATTGCTTCAATGGGAAAGCAAAGTGCGGAGCCCATCGATGCAAACTTACTTAAACGGAGAACTTCTCCGCTCGGTAATTCTGCATGTCCACTTCGACAGGCAAGGGCAAAACGCAGGAATTTTCCTGCACCTCCCCCCAGCATGTGAGAAGTGTGACCTATGGAAACCCGATCGCTTGCATCCTTCATGTCTAAGGTGGCGTATTTGCCATCTTGTGATGAACGGAGAGCAAGCTTTTTGTTCACCTCCTGGTCAGTAAAGTTTACATGACCGGCGGTGATAGAACAGCTGTTGAGCCGTTCTACCAAAAAGCGCGATAGAGCCTGTTGAGTATATTGCATACACACAGGCTCCACCGCAATTACGCGAGGGGTTTTCATAGTCTTAGGGACAAGAGTAACCCTACAGGGTTGCTCTGACCCGGGCTCTACCAAGATTGGCAAGTTGTTGGGACGAAGTTCCCATTCGGTCACAATATCACTACTGTGACCGAACTTGAGCCATGTGAAACCACATGATTCAAGACGCTCATGCCACACTTCGTGATTGTATTTCTGATTTCCAGAAATACCCTCACGAGTCGCGCCTGGCCCATGTTTCGGCACTAGATCAGCAATGCTGATCTCGTCTAAGCCGAGAAGATCCGTGAGGATTTTCCCAGTCTTGGCGAAATAGCGCGAAATCTGGTTGTCAGGAAGCGTCTCAGTAACTTCACAGTCGCATTGGATATACCTCTCGATCGCGTCAAGATTCCTTGCTTCGTCGCAAGGTCTCTCGATCTTCTTCGCAAACAGACAGAATTGTCTGATTGCTCGGATGCAATCGACCGAAGGGTTATCCAATAAGGCTCCGTCCGCGCCAAACACATTGAGCAGGAATTCCGACAGAAATGCCGGTATTCCAGTAGTTCCCTTCTTCTTTCGGAAGTTAGGAAAACTACCAGGGTCAACCCGTCCAGAGTCAAGACTTCTTTCGAAGTTTTGACAAAAAGACGGCAGAGTGATAGTAATAAAACTATCACCCTCGTGTTTGACGCGTTGGATGAGCGTTTCGACGCTCCTCCAAACAGGGGCACCACACTTCCTGCCGCAATCAAGCAACAGGACCTTCGAGAGTTCTACAAGGCTTTTCACTGTTCCCCCTCACTCAAGTGAGCAGAACAGTCCAGGATGTTCTCTGGAACGTCCTGTCTGCCACGTAGAACGCGCGCGCCCGTGAAACTTACGTTTCACCGGCAGCGAGCTTCAGAATGTTGGCATCACTGGCCCACCCAACAAGCGCCTTCGCAAGCGCTTGCGCGTCGGTTGCAGTGGCACCAACCTTTGGGAAGTCGATCGTCAGCGTAGCCGTTGAACTTGCCAGAATATTCTGGGCAGGTACGAGCGGATCGGCTGCGAACGCATCCCTCTGAAGCCGAGCGACGACTCGCCTTCGATCTTTAAACTGGTGTGACAGTGAGAGTTGGTAAACCACTCCACTATCATCCAATCGATAGGTCGAAGAGAGATCTCCACGGCCGATGGCCGCGAGAGATTTCGCCACTGTCGCGTAAGTGACAGACTGGGGATCCGAGAACATAACGGACTCTCCAAGGCAAGGAGTTAGGACGCTAGGTTTAAACCTAGTGCAGCGAGAATGCCCAATTGGTAACCCGATAAAGGGGTACCAGCTGCAGCATTCAAAGCATAGGGTGAGCCACCTACGGTTCGCAACTTTATTTCCTGGGAAATCTGGGAAGTAAAGTTAGCGAAACCTCCAGGCCAGAGATTGTTAAACTTCTGCCATACGCAGTATGCAGAAGCAACTTTCACTGTTTTAATACTCATCATGATGTATGAGTATTCCTGGACTAGGTTGTCGACTGCGTTGGTAGACATGTTTGACACAACGTCACCCACGTTTACCGCCCAGTCGATGAGCCAAGAAAACGGCACTAACTCCCACACTACTTCGGGCGTAGGTAACGCCCCAAATAGCGCGAGTTTCGCACGCGTCTTCCATTGTGACGAGGAGATGTCAGGAATGTAGTATCGGTATTTCGCCGAATACCACACCTTCGTCTTCTGCGTCGTCTCTCCAACGAGTTGGGTAGTCCCGCCGCCTCTTACGAAGTCGCCGGGAAAACCATAAACGCTGGACCCTGGGGCGTTAGTCCTTGCGGAATAACTCCACAGAGTTTTGGTGTCCTCCAAGAGTGTCGCCCTACGCCGTATGCCACGACCATTATCTCTAATGATCTGTGCCATCTGGCGGTCAATCGTCTGCCAAAGATTATAAATCTTTTGCAGATCTCTGACAAAGGGCACCCAGCCGAATAGCATGTTGAGATATTCGCCTCCCCCTCTCGTCCAATTTCTTGTACGATAGAGAGAGACTGATCTCATGGCAAAGTTCCTTGCCTCCGTCATTATCTGACGGAGACTTAAGCCTCTCTTAAACAGAGAGACGTAAGGAAGATTGTCTTGCACAATCGGAACAGAGGGAAGATCCCTCAATTCCGCAACAAATTGTGCAACAGATGCTATTGGGTTACCAGGACGCGTACGTTGGAAACCGGTTGCAGTATAACCCTTCATTGAAGTGTCATACTTTGACCAGTCACTAAGGTACGACTTCATGGTAGGTGCGTTCAATTTCGCCTGGATCAACGAACAGCCACAAGCTGTCGTGGTCTGGGGTCCATTGAACCACCACTGGAAAGTCCGATTACCACCGTGACCGATTTGATCGGTCACCTGGTAAAAAGGACCTCCACCGCTCCATGCACCGGACTTTAACCGGTAATGGGGCAAGGACATCAAGAGAGACTCGATGCTTCCATTCTCAAGATACGTTGGAAAATTAGGCGATCCTACACGGATCGTCGTAAGATTCTGACGCCTCTTAGGAACGAAAGACATCGAAAGGCTCCCTATGCTTGGTTGAGGGCAACAATGATATAACGAATATCATTGGTGTGTGTGCACAAGGGGACCCGCAAGGG